ATATTAATCTTGAACGGCTTCTTTTGAGGTTTACCTATTTTAGCTACTAAAACTTGAGGGGGTAGTTGATACCCTAACTGAGTAACTCTAGGTTTATTTACTAACGGTGTAGTTAATTGTTGAGGTTTAGCTAATTGAGCAGATGTTAAAGCTATAGGAGCTGGACTACCATCTCCGGATATAGAAATTCTACCCGGTGGTGATATTTTTGAACGCTCTATAAAGTGAGGTTCGATCACTACTCCTAAATCAGCATTAGCTCTAGCTGGTATAAGTTTTTTTAACATTGTAAATAATGACATATCATATAATTTTAATTCGTTAAGATAAGTCATTTGGTTAATACTTCGATTGTATTTTTTCCAATAGGTATTATTAAAATTAAATAAATCTATATACTCAGATTCGTACGCTTGTTTTGGATCCCCTATAAAATTATCTAAAGGTGCTCGACCAATATGATCAAATATATCTTTATTAATTTGATCTGTTGGTGAAAAATATATACCAAGATTATTACTATCTAAAGCATATTTATCACTACTAGGTTTTTCAGCTCTACCTTCAGCACTTAAGTGTCTTAAAAGTTTGTTTTCTTCAGTTCTAACTTTATTACTAGTATAACTGTTTGGTCCTAATTCAGGAGTATTAATGTTATAGTATTCCTCTGTAAAATCATACGGTATACTATCAGGGTAGTTAATAGTTGAACCTGATACGGAGTATAGTCTAGAGCTATCCCAATAAGTATATTTATTTCGTTGATCAGGTTGTACGCTAATTAATGCTTTAGATGACGTCTCTTTAGCTGCACTACCTGAGTAGTGGTTACCTTTATCACTTAGTCTAAGTCGCAATAATAAATTATTATAAGAGTCGGTAGGTCCGTTTGAGGAATACACTTCAGTAGCTAGAGTATGATCTATTAAAGCAGACCGTGATAGAGGGGTAGCATAATACCTTAACTCTTGCATTGATCCACTAAAAGGTATACCAAACGCACCATGTTGTTGATGATGTACATACGCTGAAGTTATGCTTGAAGTTACAAAGCCGCCTAAATATGCTCGCTTGCCTGCATCTAAACTCCCTGACCAAGATTTATTTATTGAGCTTGAGTAGTAAGCGTCACTTCCGGTTACTAACATGCTACATGATACTGTTTGATCTATGCTGTCATAATCACCTCGCAGAGCAGTCAATTCATATTTAAAATTACTACCTGTATGGTATGATCCTAGTGGGTGTGAGTTTTTATTTGCATGTCGATTAAATAAAATAGTCCACCACCCGTGACCTATTTGTTTATTATTAGTAGATTCAAATATTCTTGCTTTTCCTGTTGAAGCTGATACATACCCTTGTGAACTTGATAGTATCATGCTGAAATGTCCGAAATCAGTAAACCCTTCACGTCTACCTTCATGAATAGCAGTAGAGTGACTTCTATGTAAAGTAATACCTAATTCATTATTAACTTGCCATATAGATTGTGTGTGAGATCCTACTGTTGGTTCAGGCCAAACTCTAACTTCTACTGCATTAGGAGTAACATTACTAGAGGTTACCCACCCAGCAGTTTTATGGTGAGGTCCCCACCAAGTATTAACTGCTTGTGACTGATTGAAATTTAAACAGTATTTAAAATTAGGTTCTTTGTAAAGAGTTGTTTGTTCACTTTTTTTACTAGAACCATACTCATGAATAGGTAAAACATCCTCTGGAATACCGTAGCAGTTTATTAAACTACGGACACCTGTTATGGTACCTTTACTTTTTAATAATAAAGGTAGATTGTTTACTATACGTTTCCAAGTTTCTGCAGTTCTTTGTTGAGCTGACATAGTTCGTATTGAAGCAGTAGGAGAGCTTTGTATGGAAAATCCATTTTCAGTTTTACCTAATTTATATTCCCAAAGCTCTTGATTTGGATCACCTGCAATTAAGTCTATACCATATGATTTACCTACATGGTATGCTAAATCGTCAGAGATACCATGTTTATTTTCATAATTTATATTATGATTTCTACTGTTAAGATCAGTAAAGTATTTTGTATAAGTCCAAGAAACATCATGTGATTGAGCGACTAAATCTAAAAAATTTAAATAAGTTTCATTGTCATGTTTACCTCGGTCGCTTAAGTACTGTGGTACCGTTTTCCGTAACAAATTATTATTTTGACTATCGAACGCGCTAGCTGAAGCAATTGCAGATGTCCTCCAGCTAAGTGCTTTGCTGTTTCTTACATCTAACAGTTCGTATGAAGCACCAGGTAAAAATATACTGTGAACTGCCCAGTCAAATATATCGTCAGAATCCCATTGCAGGTAATCTTCCTTCCATCTAGCGTTCTTATATGAACCTGATAATTTAGGAAATGGTGTTATAACTGATCTAGTCCAATCTCTATCTCCTCCACCTTTCGATCCAGATAGGGTAATATATTTAGAATTAGAGCCGCTTTCAAAGTATAGCCATTTTTCAAAATCATCAAATTCGTTAATTAATTTTACTTTTTTATCAACCCATTTTTTCTGATAACGTTTATTATGCAAAGTACCTTGAGAACCTGTAAACTCGTAGATGTATACATCTGAAGTCGCAAAGTCACTGTATTCTATTTCTTGAGCTGCTTTATCGTATTGACCTATAACTTGTAATTTATATATAAAATTATTTATACGTTTTTCAGCTGAACTAAAGTGAACATAATTACTAAAAACAGAATAATCTATATTAAGTTGTATACCATCTGCGCTCGAACTATAACTATTTAATATAGTTGATTGAGTGTCAGGATCAGTTCCTAGAACTTGATTATAACTTTTATAATCTGTTTGTAATCTAGCTGTATCGTCTAAGCATAAATCAAAATTGGGTCCTGCAATACTATTTCCCTCTATTATTATCGGTGCATCTAACAATACTCTATTAATAGCAGGTTGAGTTGATTCAGCTACTAACCAGGCTTGATTTTTTACTTCTACTTCAGATGGAATAGGTTCATATAATTTAAGCAATAAAGTATTAGGTACTGATTCATCTGCAGGGAAGATATCATCAATTAGCCAGGCAGCTACATTATATATCCTGTTATACGCTAAATTTAACTGTAGTTCAGTCCAAAGTGGATTGTTTGGTATAGCTGCGTGAGTATATGGTCCTGTAACTGCTGAGGTGATTTTTAGTCGCTGCAATCTAGCATAGAAAGCCTCTAGCAATGCTCCTGCATTTACTTCATCATCTTCAGATACAGAAGGTATTATACGAATCTCTGTTCGATCCGAACTTATAGAATGAACTCTAAATTTAGGTCCTATGGGAGCTCCTACTGCATCTCTGTGAAAGTTATATACTATGTCATAAACACCTGAAGTAAATCCTAGTTTATTAATATTAGTATTAACATCTAATTCTACCTCCGGCATACCTTCAAGATCAGTACCCATAGACCAACCTTCAACTCTATGATCTGAAAATAGAAGTTGTTTATTTACATCATATATGTGCAGCTCAATACGGTCAAAATCACTTTGACCAAATATAGGATTTTGCATATAACCATGCACAGTATCCATAGATATCAAGTCTGCTTCAGTATATACCTGTGCTCGTACTTGCCCTGTAGTTAAGTCTATCTCTTCTGTATTTTTATAATAATCAAACGGCATTATAACTTCCCTACTAATTTTTTAAATTCAATATCAATAGTACGTCTATACTGTGTCATTGTAAATGATTGGCTTCTCAAACTAACTTTAAGTTTAGGAGATTCATCAGGTTTAAGTAGTATAACTCCATTATCATTTCTAACTAATTTTTTCTTAATAGATTCTTTATTACCTATAATAACTATATCTTGATCAGAATCTAGTTTGGTATCCCCTGCAAGCTCTCCTAACTCAGCTCGTGCAGCTTTCTTTTTAGTCACCTCTATATCTTCTTCTGAAAATATCAGATCACTATCGGTTAAATTTGGTCTTGTAATTTCTTCTACCAATTCTACAGTAGCTGGAATTTTTACTCCATTCTCTAGAACTACATCTTCTTCAGCAACTACTGCACCTATAGTAACAGTAAAAACTTCATTTCCGTGACTATCTAAAAACTCAGTTATAGGTGCTATATTAGGTAATGGGTCAACTGGTGGATCAAGTATTTCTTCACCTGTATCAGGTTCTGCAAATACGCATGAACCATCATCTATCAGAGCTGCTGGGTCATAATTTTCTGCGTCAGGATCAGTACAACCTCTACGTATCTCTTTCACCTCTATCGGGTCAGGGGTTGGAATATTAATATCAAATCCTTGTTCCTGTTCTTGTCCAAGATCTACTACTACCTCGTTATTAATAACTATGTTAGGAAATTCAACTTTATTATCACAATCTTTCTGATTTTCTAAAGCAACCTCTGTAGGGGTTATAGCTGGAGGTGGTTTAACTATATCTTGAACTGGATCAACTGGTGGTCTTGCTGGATCTTTATTGCTTTCAATCTGTTGTATTACTTCGTTCGATTCTTCTATAATTTTATCGACTTCAGTTTTAACTGGTGATGTTCCACCCGTCCTTGGTGGTATGTCTCTTATAAAATCCGGATTAGGTTTACCATCCTTAATAGGTGGAATATATGGAGATTCACCTCCAGGTGTTCGCACCGGTGATTCAGGTAATGGTCGAGGTATTGATACAGGTTCAGGCTTTTCAATAGGTATATCTGACCTACCTACTTTAGCTTGAGCTTTCTGTAGAGGTGTTTTACCTGCATCACGTATCTGTTGAGCACGAGTAATATTAGTTTTCTTATTGACTGCCATTATCTAATTACCTTAAAGTAAAAGTTTTCATCATATACAACTACTGAACTATCTGACTGAGTTACTTGAAAGCAAAGTTTATAATAACGTTCAGGCATAAAAGAATTCATATCCAGTTTCATAAAATTACCAGATGAGTCGCAACTTAATTTAGTTCCTTGATTACTATAAGGTACAACATATTCTTCAGTTATAGCATCCTTTACCCCGTAATAAGAAGAGGTAGGTAAAAATTTTATATCTTTAAAATTAGACTGGGTAGAAAAAGTCTTGGTAGGATATCTATCACGACCAACTATTCTAAGCTTAGGTTGCTCGTTCACATTATATTCATGTTTAAGATTTTTTAAATAAACTACACTTTGATCAGAAATTAATTCTGATAAACCGTTTGAGTCAAAACTTGAATCATCATATACTACTTCTAATCTCGGTTGATATACTGTATTAGTTTGTCTTGAAAAGTATTGTACTTTACCGTAGTTAGTAGAGTTAGTTTCTTGAGATCCTGAACGCATTACTATTAATCCATCATTAGGTATACTACCAGTTAATAAATACTGTATTGCAGGTGTTACATCCATACGTAAATCAGCTGATTCATGTTCAAATGATTGAGTACCATAATAGTCATTATACCATGTACCACCACCTGTAACGCTGTTAAAATTAATAGCTGATCCTTCTGCAAGTGAGCGTGATGTCCATTGTGTATCTCTAGCAGCTATATATTCAATACTAGTAGCTTGCTTGTCTCTAAAAATCCAAGATGATGCTTGACGTTCAAATAAATTTAATGCAGTTGGCTCTAGCTTTCTACCAGACCCTTCATCCCATGATTGTGATACTGGATATGATATTAATGAATATTCTCTTGGAACTTCAAAAGCTCCAGCTTGGTATAGATTTAAATAAAATCTTGGTTGATTAATTTTACCTGATGCAACCGATGCACTTATTTCTTCTAATGGAAATTTTATTAATATTCTTGAGGAGTGAATTCCTGCAGATGAAGATACTTTAGTTAATTCTAATACTGAATCTACACCGGCATTTAAGCTACCAGTCTTTTCATAGATAGTATTATCTGAATCTGCGTATATAGATTTTATCATTTTATAGCTCCTAGATTGATACTACACGACCTTTAATATCTGAGTTTGGATATTTTATTTCAAATATACTAGGATCAAGTGATGGATAAATTACCTGATTTCGTGTTGCTTGATTAATGTCATAAATATTTCCTGAATAACCTGATTGAGTATCTTGAAGATTAAAAATTTCAATATTTACTATACTTTGTAGACCCATAATAGTTGACAGTTCAGTATATAAGTCTGATAATATTATTGGTTGATTTATTTGCCAGTTATCTATATTAAAAAACTCTTGCACTCTTTTAATAGATTTTAGCAATACATCATTACTGTTAAACCCTGGTAAGGTCAGAATTTCAAAATCGACTCCCACATTTATAACAAAGGCATTCTTTATAGTAACTGAATCAGTTAATAGTCTGTAAGGACTCAAATAATTTTTAATATTTTCTTTAGTAGCTGGGTTGGTATTAACTAATGATTTATTTGAATCATATGATAGAGTATATAGACTCACTGCAAAAGGATTCCTTAATCTATTATTTGTATCACTAATGTTTAATTTTTCATCTTGTGTAGCATACGCTTTTGCAACTGATCCGAAACTGCTAGGCATAGTTAAGGTACGAATCATATAATCATCTTTACTAACAACCCTACCTTGAGCGTTAAAAAATGCTAAAGCATTATCACGTATTTCATCTGCTGTTTCTCCTCCTCGACCACCTTGAGCTGGTACTGGGTTAGTAGCTGCTACTGATTTTTTAGTATTATTAAATAGTAATCTATCTAATCCAGCTCCTTCACTAGTAAAATTAATGCTATCAATATCACTTATATCACCAGTAGCTACGTTATCTTTAATACCATTACCAATCGTGTACTCTACCGTTATAGTCGTACTGTATGGAGCTTCACCATACGCTTTAGTATACATAAAATTAGATGGATCTATAAACTGATTACTGGTAGGAGTTACTGTTGGTAGAGCTGAACCAGCATTTTTAGGATTAGGTATTACTTCTTCGTCTGGTTGAGTTGAAGTACCAGGTCCAAATTCTAAAACATATCTACCATCCTCTCTAACTCTAGAAGTGAATCGCTTTGATGTCTTTTTTAATTTTAATAGATATGGTGTTTCTTGATTATAAACAGTTAAATCTGGATCAATATATTGATCGTTTTGTACTTGCTTAAATACAGTATCTTGTGCTAGAAATGGAACTTCAGTCCATTCCCTACCTGAAGAATCAGTAACTTTAACTATTTCAATAATGTTAGTTCTAGCTAAAGCAATTTGCAAAAATGGTTGAACTGCTCCTACACTAAAAGTTTCAGTAACTGGGGTGCCTGATTGAAACCCTGCTTGCTTTCTTAAAAGATAAAAAGTAGGATCACCAGTTGAATCATCTGTAGAAAATATAGATATCTCAGTAGGGTTAGTAGAGCCTGATACTGTAAAGTCTATCGGTAAGTTACGTCTGTAAACTGTACCATTACTAGCACGCACTTTCATTCCACCTTTAATAGATAGTGCGTATGAGTAATCTGGTCTATTATTTATACCTGCTCCTTTCGCTGGAACTGTCTGAAAGATATCTACATCTACATTAGCTGAAATAGCTTGCTTAGGTTTATACCCAAGAGCTTGAGCTAATGATATAACGTTCTTTCGCTCAGAAGCGTATGGTAGTAGAGTTTCTTTAAATTGTTTATCTAAATAAAAGCTTAATACATCTCCAACATAAGCTGTAGTTTCAAGAAACATCATTCCTGGCGATGCTTCATTAAAATCGTTAAAAGTTGTTGGGTAATATGTTTTTGCAAAATTTAATAAATTTTTACGGATAGTAGGAAAATCCTTACCAGTATATTTAATATCTTTGCTTATTTTTTTGTTTATTGATGCCATATTTTTCCTACATATTCATTACTGTTACACTACCATCCGAACCAAATTTAAACGTTACTGATTTAAATTGTGTAATATCATCTATTACGCTAAAATTTAGTTCTATTACTAATTTATATTGGTCAATATTTTCTATAGAGCGATCAACTCTAACTGGTCCTAACTTAACATATGGTAACCAAAATTTAACTGCATCCATTATTTCAGTACGAACCATTGAGGTTAAATCTCTAGTATTAGGTTCAAAAATAAATCGTTTCAAGTTAGTACCAAATTGTGGTTGCATAAACCGCTCACCTTTATCCGTCAATAAAAGATTAACAATATTAGTTCTAGCTTGATCTAGCGTAGTATAATTTAACTTAAAATTAGATCTACCTGAACCGAAAGGGAGTGCTATCCCTAATGCAATATCGTCTCTACCAAATAAATTTGCCATTTTTTACTTTTTAAACTTTTTTACTAACTCAGAATAATCCCTAGTTAATGCTTTAGCTACTGCGTTATCTACTTGAACACCTTGATTAGACATTCCACGTGTATCAACTCTCGGTAGCATTTCTTCTAATGTAGGTTGACCTTGCGCTGTCATATCACCATAACCCATTTTAGCTGCTAATGTTGCTCTATCGAATCCTTGAGCTGAATTTGCAGTATAAGTTTGCTGATTCATTGTTGGATATTCTTGAGCTGAGTTTTCTATCTCACCAGCTGTTTCGTTTAGTATATCATTTAATGCAGCATTTTTAGTATACTGTTTTTTAGGCTTCGGCTTACGTGCAGCTCGCTCTATACCATCTTGAAGACCTAAAGCATGCTTTAATCCTTTTTTAAAATCATTTTTAGTAACTTTAGTTTTTGAACGTTTTTGCTCGTTTAATACAGTACGCACTTCTTTGCGAACCTCTTCACGAACTATCTTTCTTATAACTTGTGCTAATTTGTTTGTTGACATGTCTCTCCTCTAAATATACTTTATCATATATAAATATAACTATTGTTAAATTGTCGGTTAAAAACCTCTATGATACTCCCATCCACGGAACAGGGGTAGGTACTGGTCCTGCTGGTGTTGGTACAAGTCCAGTATATAACCCAGATATCATAGTTAAATGTTGCGTGAACCCTGATACCAGAATTCCTGCGATAGCTCCACAATTATTTGAATGAAATGCATCGTTTATAGTTGATGCTAAAGCTGGTATAGCTCCTAGTCCCGGGTCTAATTGAGTAACTCCAGGTGCAGGCGCTACAGTTGGAGGGTGCGGAGGTACAGGTTGATATTGAGCTGCGGCCCAAGCATTAACTGTGCCTGTTGCAGCTGGTATCCAATTAGGTACACCAAGATCTAAACCTTCCGGTGGTATACTAGCTGAATCAAATACTAACTTAAATGATGCTTTCCAACCTGATTCCATTGTAGATTTTACCCAACCACTTGCCAACAGGTTACCGGGAACTGTTATTCCTGCAGTAGTTATAGCTAACTCATATTCATCAGCTATTTTTTTAGCTGTTGGAGCTCCAGCTGCTTGCCAATCTTCATCTGTATCTCCTTTTGCGTTACCACAAAACCATGAATTCATTGCTGCTGTAAAACCGGGCCATGCTGCTGGCATATTTGTTCTCCTATTATCCGTTCCTCTGTACCCATACAGTGTCACTATAGCTAGTTGCTAGTGAAGCTTTCAAAGTAGCTATATCCGATTGCTGAGTTGCATATTGTGGTGCTTGTATTGGTGGGCCAGATGGACCTGCCGGGGTTGGATGTATTTCTGATTGCAATGTAGTAAGCATTGCATCTATAATATCACATAAAGTACTTTTCCATAGGTCATCTTCGTCACCTAAAACTAGCGGGTGACCTTTAGTAGCTTGAGTTGCTCCAACACCTCCATCATCTTCTGACTGTTGTGACTTCCCAAGATATATTAACGGTGCTTCTATTTCTAATTTTTCAGTTGCGTTTAAATATATTGATGGTGTATCAACTAAGAACTCACTACCAGCATCAAACGTCATATCAGTTTCAGTGGTTAATCCAATCCCACCACCTCCAAAAATATATGTTCCTGCTTCACGGCTATTAAATACTAACCTGTTTGAAGTTAGAAGTATTTGACCTTGACGTTCACCTTCTGTATCTATCATATCATCAGTAGTTGGAGCTGTAAGATCTTCACCTACTGTGTTTTCACCTGCTTGAAAAGACAATGCATCATATTTAGTTGACCCAAAAGTTAATGGTACGGTTTGTCCTTTAGTCATCCAGATTGAGCCTGCTGCTGTATCAGGGTCTTCAATCACATGCTCTCCACCATCTTCGAGATCTTGATCTTGACCATTTCGTATTATTAATATAGGTTCAGCTGGATCATCAGTAGATGGGTCAGACCACAAATTAGGTATATCTGGATCTTTAACTGCTGAACCAAATCTTATAGAATGACCAAATCTACCTTCAATTGTAATATCACCTTCGTATGGCTGTATAGGTCTTATACGTGGCTGTTCCTTAAATGTTCGGCCGTATTCTATATCACTACCTTCATCACCTGCTATATTAGGATTACCAAAACCAACCTCTTTATATTCCGCTATTTTATCTGCTTCAGCTGAATCAGGATTAGGATCAGGTATGCTTAAAAATGGTAGAGCATTGTGATGTATTGATCCCCACATATTAAGTATATCATGGTAATACATTTGTGTGCTATCCGATACATCTACTGAAGATTTCTCACAGTACGAAGTAACTAATACTATTTCATGTATTAACGGGTATTGTTTAAAATTACGTGTCAAAGGGACTGCCCAGCTTAAGTTCTCTACATCTTCAACATTTGCATCACTAAATAAACGTCTGACTTGTATTGTACCTATTTGTTCTTCAGGATCAGGTATAGATGCATCATAATTTGGATGTGATGTATTTAAAACTATGTCTATTACTTCAGCTGGCTCTGTATGTATATCTTCAACCTTTAGGTTTTGTTGAAAATCTACATCTTGCTGAGTAATAGGGGCTGAAGGTCCATACGGACGATAAGATTTACCCTTATTATTTCTTACCCTTGAGTACCCCATTATCTACACCCTTAATCTTTTTATCTAAATTAGCGTTATTTTTATCTAAAGCATCTAGCTCTGCTAGTAATTGATTCTTTTCTTCTTCTGAAATACCAAAATCACTTTCACCTTGAGTATTGTTGCCTATCAATCGCTGAGCTACTGCTAGTAATTTAGCTAGTTGATCATCATTTTTTACACTAACCTCTAAATAATCTTTAATTAAAGGAACTATAATAGTTGCATCACCAATGTTTTTAACAAAAGGTTTTAGTTCAGATATTAAAAGATTTATTTGAGATTCTTTCTTTTTAGAAGCACCATATAAATCTTTAGCAATATCAGAAAAGCTTTTGCCTTTAAATATTTCAGTATCTTTATCCATATATAATAATTAGAAATATTTAGAATTTTGTTGACTTGAACTAACAGGTGTATAATCTAATCGACCAGTAGATTGATATTCTTCCCATTTTTCTTTATAAATACGCTTCATCTGATTCACTACCTTGGTTATATACTGCGTCTTAACATCTGCCATTTCACGTATCATAATATATAGAGCTTTCTTATTATAAATTTCTATATTCACTCTACGTCTGAATAATTCAGTTATTGCTGCTGCTACTCGTATATCCTTTTTACGGGTAAATAAAACATTAAGATTTGAATCCCAGTACTCAACCATTAAATCAGTAAAATCTTTTCTGGCTTCTTTTATATCTTCTCGGACTATCTCATTAGTTATATTACGCTTAATATCAATAGCATCAACACTTGTACGTTGCTTCATCTTTTTATAATTTTCGTTATTATTATAAATTAAGTAATTTTTAGCAACTATACTAAAATAAGAATAAGCTTTTGAACCTTTAGTTGGATCAAACTTATCAATTTTCTCTATAAGGTAGGCAACTACTTCAGCTTGTACATCAACATAGGGATCGTCAAAACAATAAAATTTAAAGGTATGAATAATATTTTCTGTAAGTTTCATAAACGGTTTATGTATATGTTGAGAGTAAACTTTATTACGCAAAAAATAATCTGGTTCATTATTGTAAGCTATAATAGCACGCTCATTTTCCTCGTGAAAGTACCCTCTCCGTTTTTTTGCTTTTGTTACCTTACGTTCTGTTTCGAACTCATCATACCATTTATAAAATTCTTGTACTGGTGATAAGCTAGCGCTTACTTGATTTATCATCCTCTTCTCCGAGTGTGTCTAATTTTTGTATAATTGCTTTAAGTTCTTTAAAAAAATAACCTACTTCATCGTCTGATGAAAACGATCCTTTATTATCTATCTTTTTAATCTCTCTGTTCATATCAGTAATTGTCTTTGAGAACTCCCTCACCCAAGTTTCTAGGTTTTCTATATACTCCTCACCCTGCTCATATTTACGTAACAGGTTATATATAATATACAGAGTGCTAGCGAGAGCTAGCGTAAGTAATATAATTGTTATTATCATCCGAATAACTCATCAAATAATTTACTAGCATCTGAACCAGTGTTTAGCTGTGACGCTGGGGTAGGTTTCTTCTTAGGTGCAGGTTTAGGAGCTGATGTAGGCTTTTTAACTACATGCTCCATCATCTTATCTTTAGGAACATCTGTTAATGTTCTAGTACCTTGTAGTCCATTCTCACCATACTTCCACCTCTCCCACTCTACCCTTGAAGCTATCATATCAGCTTGATGGAGTATTAATGGTAGGTTAGAACGCAATCTCGAATCTGGATTAAAACTAATTAGGTAAGGTTTGTTAGCTTCCTCATACATACCATCATGTATCCGTATACCTAAAAATTCATTCCAAGAATACGTAATACCAAAATGCTGTAATAAGAATAAGCTCCTGTCAGGAACTAAACTAAATTCAGTTTTAGGATTAACTGTATATAGAGCGCCTTGATTCTTTCTATGCCATTCAGACTTATTGGGTATGTACGTATCATTTTCTAAATCACCTACCTTACCTAAGTCATGGTTTAATGCTGCAAACATTAGCTCTTCTACTGAGTAATTATCTGTATAAGCGCCTTGCATCATCCATGAGTTATATAAATCGAAAGCACAATCCATCACACGAAGTACGTGATCAACATAACCACCAGGAAAGCAGTTGTGATAGGACTCTCTAGAGCTAGCAGGAGCGAACATCATTCTGCTCGCAAAGTGATTATACATTGTAAGAAGTTTATCCTTACGTTCACCACTAAACTGATGCTCTATTCTTCCTATTAGATCATCCCAGTTTTCTTTAATTTGTTTTTCGTTTAATTTCATATTAATATATTAATGTATTATTCCGTCAATAACACCCAGCTTTTGAGCATCTTTAGAAGATAAATATAAATCCGTCTTTGTTTGTTCAGACCAGAATTTTTTATCTTTAATTGTTTTTTCACCTAGAATAGAGTTAGCCATATCTTCAAGGTGAGCATTGTATTTATGAGCTGCTTTAAGATCGGATGATTTACCTGCTTGCATAGATGAGCCTTCATGAATCATAATTGTAGATCTCTTGCTAGCTAAACGTTTACCTGTACCACAAGCTAGAATCATTGCAGCTGCACTCATCGCTTTACCTCTACATATAGTATTAACTTTAATATTACTATTTCTCTCTAAACTTTCTATATAATCGATAATACCAAACATCTCATATACATCACCACCTACTGAATCTATTATAACATTAATAGGTGAGGTATCCCCTTCTTCTCTATTCTTAATAATAGCACGACAGCGTACCATAAAATCGTATAAACCAAAATCTTCTATTTCACCAATCATATAAACTACACTATCGTCTACATCTACAGCAAATTCAATTTCTTTATATAGATGCTTTTTTTCTAAATCATCTTCATAATATACTTCTTCTTCTGCTGAACTTGTTATAGTTGGTTCTTTAGATTCTTGTTCCTCGTAACTACCGTATATATTACTAGCCATATTAACCTTTTATTATTTGTTTTAATTTATCGAATGGCTTTGTTTTACTTTCAAAAGCCTCCTCTACACTATTGCTGTCATAACCTAGAGCACAGGCTAAACGTTTGCATACTCTTTTGAAGTCATGTATGTCTACATTTTCGTTAACATCCAATTCAACCTTCTGTATTTCTTTAGAATACGTACCTCGTGTGTATATTAATTTATCCATATTGTATAATATACGAAAAATAAATTTAAGATCAAACTAATCTGATTTTTAATTTGCGACTTATTTTTTTAATTTGAGATTCTATAGATTTCTTATCTTTTTTTAAAGTAACTTTTTTATACTTCTTCTTAAGATCATATAACTCAGCCATTAACGTACGTTTTTTTGCTTCTCTTTCACGTTTAGTTAATCGCTTTTTAGGCTTTTTAGTTTCAATAATAGTAGCAGGTAGTGTGCCTTTTAATTCTGGATGCTCTTTTCCTTTACGGTATACGTTACCTTCTGAATCAACATACTCATTCATCCATTGCCAGCCTTTCGGCCTACCAGTTGGTTTATATCTTGGAGTAAATTTAGGTGGCTCTGTTACCTTATTAACACATTTATGACATAATACAGCTGTAACTTTATCTCCAACCTTATTCCACTCACCACAAAAAGTACCAGTCCAATACCTACCACCTTCAACACTGTTTCGACAGATTAACCACCGTTCACCGTTTTCAATATAACTTTTATATATTACCTTATTCTTCTTTGCCATATAATTAAATATACGAAAAAAAAATTAGTCAACCAACTTACCCTCTATATTTATAAGACTTCCTAACTTTATGAGTAGTTGCTGGACGTTTTATTACACGTTTTTTAGTATTAGATTTTTTGGATTGAACCATACCAATTAACTTTTCTTTATCAATATCTCCCACTTCACCGTGATATAATTCATGTTCAGATTTCATATCTTCTACAGGTTTATCAACGCTCTCCTTAGCTTCTTCTTGCTCTACCATGTCTTTGCTGTCCTGTAACTCTGATGGTGACTCTTCTTCTAATACTTCAATCCATGCATCTAAACCTGTATGAGTAGGCTCAGGTAACTCAATATTAGTTTCAAGATCATTAACAACTAAATCTTTTTTTTCTATCTTAACACTTTCAGTTATACTTGATTTTAATTTATTTTGATTTTGAGCAACCCTCTTTTTTAATTCCGGAGAAGGTTCCTTCCATTCAGCTGGTATTGGGTAAGATGTGTTAAATTTCATTCCCTCTGGGACAGACATATTAACTGTATTGTTATTTTTTAATTGCGCAAATGCCATATTAGCTGCTATTACTAATGCAATAGCTAATGGATCAAATACAAATATAATAAGCAAAAGAAACCAATTTACAACTACACCCATATCTTGACCAGTAGTGGCAGCTAAATATTTTAATGGTCCTAACTCACTCTCCGCCTCGTTAGATATCTCTTTATCTAAAAGAGCCATATCAGTTTTATTTATTGAATCCATTACTGCTTCTATTTTAAGATTAATATCATCCCTTGTATTAGTAGCAGAAGATAGTTCACCCTGTAACGCTCGTCGAGCTGATGAAGAAGCGGTTGTAATCAGTTGACCGGATGCTTTATCTATATATTGCACTTGAGTTGGGTTAGAAAGCGCAATTCTTAAATCAGAGATTGATTTGGTTAATTGTTGTTTTTCTATCTTAAGATCAGTTTTTTGTTCTTCAAACCTAACCTGCTTTTGATTAAGTATCATTAATGATTTATCTAACAACTCAGATTGAGTTGCAGTCGATTGATAAGCACCTGATAGGAACCCATATATACCACCTGAGGTAATTACTATCAGAATAAAGCATGCAATAGATAAGTATACTTTAAGAGCTTTATTAATAGTATCCCAGTACTGATATAATAATGATGCTATAACTAGTTTAGCAAACTCTAACGAACCAGCCATTACCATAACCTGAAAGCTAGCTCCAGCAAATAATTTACTTAAACCATACACAGAGTAGAAAGCAGCACTACCAGATACGGCAAGTGCACTTAATGCTATTACTAATGGAAAAAGCCGCTCACGCATCGCTATCCTTCTAATTCAGTAAAGTTTTCTATTTGTTTATTTATTGATTGTAACTTGATAATAATATTAATTGCTTCTTTTTTAGAGATAGCATCAGACTCTAACCCTCTCTTTAATGTTGCAAGGATATTATTGGTAGCTTCGCACCTAGTTTGTATTTGATCTTTATACTTCATATATATATTTCTTTATTATAATTATCACTTAATATATTATTTATTAAAATTATATTTAATTATTATTATTTTTATTATTATTATATTTAATTATTACTATATAAATTATAGAATATAATTAAAATATTTCGAAAAAGCAACTATTTTATAAACTTTCTACTGATTTAATTTGTTCACAAAATAAAAACCTACCATCTTTATGAAATACCTTCTCAATATTTACACAATTATCACGTAACCATTCAACCCAGACTCTAACCATTTTATTAATATCATCAGAATTAATTCCGTGCGATTTAGGGATCATTTGATGTTCAGATATAGATCTGTGTATAATCCAGTATTCATTATCATACTGCCAAACTTTTTTTTTCATATAGTATTGTTAAATTGACGTGCGGGTCAGCTTTTTAATTTTTTTCTATAACCTTTTTTACGTTTTTGTCTATTCCATATTTGTTTCGTATCCAAGCACGTTCATGGAAATAGTACAAAATCATTTTTGTAAGTATCTCTAGACCGCTGACTGTTAAACCAGCAGTAATACTGCCTGTTACAAGCCAAGTTAGTAAAAGAGTATCTAAGCTGGCAATTGTCCTCCAACTTAAAGTCTTTAATAAACTTCTTTTTTTACTAGCAAACATCATCATAATAAACTCTACTTAATAGTTATAGATTTTGGTTTAGCTTCATCAGCAAGTGGTGCATATAAGTGAAGTAAACCGTTCTCTAAATTAGCTTCAAGTACTGATAAATCAAACCTTCTACTAATTCTCCATCCAAAGTTAAACGCTCGTTTAGCTATATTTCTTTGAATATATTCTGCCCCGTTATGGCCAGCTTCTTTTTTATATTCTACTCGAAGTACATCTCCCTCAATAGTGAGCTCAATATCTTCTTTAGTTAAACCAACACAAGCGATATCTATATTAAGTCCATCTCTGGCCTCATATATATCTACTGGGTGGTTAAGTTTAGTTGTGTCTGCAAACTGATAATCTACGTCTGCTTTGAAAAAGTCCTTAAAAAGGACGTCGAATGGCGATGTGCCGAATGGTGTTAAATTTCCCATAATAAATCTCCTTAGATAATTTTAATTATTAAACATTATTGTTTTAACATAACTTGCTGACCCGCAGTATCAATAAGTTATTTAATATAAATATACGAAAAAATTATTTTATATCCAACTAAGGCGTAGAAAATATATATGTGTATATAATACGTCCATTAGCATTTTGTTTTTTTCGATAATCTCGAAGTATACTGCCATGTCGTACCATATGGGTTTTAGCTTTTTTTAATCTAGTTTCATCTGTACAGCTAATACATAATAACCCGTTAATAGAGGTTGCACGTACAAGGTCATCATCTATACTGTCATAAACTTCTTGCAGTAAATCAGTCACCTGATCTTCAGACATCATACTCGGTTCAGAACGAAACTCTTTAGGCATTAATCTACGTTTACTCATTATACGAGTCATATAAAAATCTACATCTTCTACATTGAGTGATGTAAACCAATTACTAAACTGACGAAGATTATTATTAAAGAGTTCATCTCTATCATCTTCATGAATTATATCCCACACCATTGATATAATAATACGATTAGATTCGTCTATAGCTTTAACATATGCTCGTTGCTTATCAACTGGTAATTTATCAAACCATAGTTGAAACCCTTCTTGATATTTAGCTACTGAAGATGAAGTCCAAGATCCACTCATATCAACTTCATTAAAAAACTCTTTACGAACATCGGGACTACGAGAGTATGATGAAGGGGTAGATATATCATCATTTGTAGAGTATCGATTCATAGCTGTATCCTCGCGAGGTGACCCCCACATTTCAAGCTTATACAGCTTACCGTTACATTTTAACTCTTTAGATACCATTGGTCTACTAATCATATTATTACCTTATAAAGGTCCACCTCCACCGGGCTTATACGACTTGCCCTGTTAATGCCGTTCGGTTCTGGGTGCTTTATTAAGCAGCCATTGCCATTTCAACTTGTGCGCCAGTTATGCGTGACCTTCCTTAAATCCTTATCTCTCTGTCAAAGCCAGTCACCCCCATGATGTAAATTATTTAGTGGAGGTGGAGGGTTTCGAACCCTCGTCCAAAAGAGCAGCTAATAAAAGTACTAGCGGTCAATTCATTGTTTGTTTTATCTTAATTAATTCTGCACACTTCTCATACTCTTCACGATCGGCGTGCTGAAAATATTCTATTACTTCGTTTATGGTAGACACCCTTCCTGGTTGTTTAAGCATCCAGGTACCTGATGGTAAATCTTGTATATCTATTTCACTGATCAAATACTCGTAAGTATTGTTCATTGCAGCTTCAAGTAGCTCTAGATCTTCATCTGAATCACCAAATGTTTCTATAGGTTCATTAAATCCATCCATGTCAACAGCCGCCTTTGCAGTGAGCTGTTCTAGGAATCATAAATCTTTTTATCATCTCTATTCCCTTTATAATAATTAGTAATAGTTTAATCAAATAATTGTTTAATTTGCTTATGTTTTTTATAGAGTGTATTCATAGTTTTAAGATCTTTTTTATCCACTGAATTAGAGGCATTGATCTTAAATACTGTATCTGTTACATACATTCTATCTGCTCGATACTCTTCCGTATCGAAGTTCTTTTTATCTTCAGTATTAGATATATTAAGTATAATTAAAGTCTTTAGAGTTTTTAATTTACCTAATACACCTTCTACCTTAGGACTGTATACATCCTTTGGAATCTCTTCTGCTATATTAAATATGCTACCTAGCTTACCTAATAAATCAGAAGTTTCCGATTTCTCTCCAACCGTTCGAAGTGCTTCAATATTTTCATAATGTTCCATGAGCTTGTTAGCTCGTTTAGAAAGATTACTAGATATTTGTTTTTTTAGTGTTGGTGACTGCTTTTTTCCGCGCTGTCTTCTTGACTGCTTTTTTGCCATTTGATCCGTTTGGTTTCTTTTTATAAGTCGAACGTCTCTTATATAACTTATGTGTAACTGACTTTAATTTTTCTTGTGTTGTTTCTAAAGTAGTTTTAACTACTTCTAAATCTTTTGAGTTTTTAAAGTGCATAGCTGCAGCACCTATTAGTAACCCAATTACTATTCCTAAATATAACATTTGTTATCTCTTACCTTTATTTGGTAGATNACCTCGAGCCCGTTTAATAAAGCTCGAGGTGTCTACTAGTTGTTAACTATTACTTCTTTACAAAGAATGAAGCTACTAATAGTAATACGATAAGTCCTACGAACCCACCATTTCCTAATGCAGTAACGATAGCAGTTAAATTAGCTATTACGTCCATTCCGAATACTGAACTGCCTGTTAAGACTGTCCAAAGGATTGTTACTGGCAATACTGCCATTAAGATAGTCATTAGACCACCAAAGAATCCTGTTACATATTTGATTACATTTTCCATGTTATAAATCTCCTATATTTTGTATTTGTCGAATACTAGTTTTGTGGCACAATTGCCGGTGCTTTACAAGGGTTGATCCCATTATGGGATATTAATTACTTAGAAACGGTACGCCAACCCTAGGTTGAATGTACCTTCTCTTTCTCCGTTTGAATCTTCTTTAAGACCCATTGTATAATTAGGTTCTACTGCTAACCCTTTCCATACGTTGAATGAATATCCTAACCCTAAAGTTAAGTTGTCCATTAATTCTTCGGTTGGTGCTTGAACTGAAATGTACATATTTGTATTCCAGTTATAACGACCAAAAAGGTCGTAAGAAGCATCACCTAAAGAATCTTCTCCAGCTGTGATTAAACCAACTGTCCAAGTATCGTTTACTGCGTATCCAATACCCATGTTGTCAGTTAAGCTAGACATTTCCCACTCTGCGCCTTCTTCGGCTGCAGTGTAAGTTGTAACTACTATAAAATTCTGTGCTGATGCGAACATAGTTGCAAAGCCCAGTGCTAATGTTAAAAATAAATTTTTCATATATTTCCTCTTTTTGTTTAATTTAAGTTAACCCTTGTAATAGCGTTTTAAATCTGTTGCATATATAAATAAACTGTTAAGATATTTATATATGCCCCGGATTTATTCTATACGCAACCTCTATTTAGTTGCTTTAGTTTTTTTAATTGTTCTCTTGTTAACGATCTTCTTTGTAGACTCATCTGCTCTAGTTTTAAGTAAACTTATTACTAAAGACTTATCATGACTTCTTTCAGTTAATTCGTCAATTTTCTGTTTAGCGTACAAATAGGTACCTATAATACCTAATAACGCTCCTAATATGAATGTTATAAATCCCATATCTATCTCTTTATACCATATCAAGACTTTTTCCTGTCTTGAATGCTTCTTTAGCCAACATTAATGTTTCCTGAATTTTAGTACATTCAGTCCATGTAAGTGAAGTTCTCTGATTACCAATTACAAGCTCTCCTATCGTCTTGTTATTGTAACCATCTTTACCGTCACCTCGTACTCCTTCCTTTACCATAAAGTCTATTTGACCCCATAAGTTTCCGTAACGTTGTTCTCTCGGGTGCGTATGCAAACCTGCTTGCATTATACCCATTTTGTTTGTGTGTGTTCCTTTTTTAAAAGACATTTTGTTTTAGTGGTGAGCCACAACCTTTTAGTTAATAAATAATTTTATTATAGTTAATATAGTAATTTAATTTCATATAAACAACTATTCCTTGTACCGATTTCCTCTACGTCTATTAATACGCATTATTTTAGCTTCTACTTTATCAGCAGACATTTTACTCGGATGAGTTCTTAATAAGTTTTGATGTAATTTAATACCGTATTGAAGAGCGTTCTCCCAAGCATCCCATACAGATTTTGCTGGTGGTAGCATATACTCTTCACCTATAACACTACCATACCCGTCAGTTAGATAGAATCTACCATCGTTGTTTGTTTTAGTTGTTGCATTTGGATATTTTTTTAAAACCCTTCTTTTAATTTTTTGAAACATCTTCCGTCTTTGCTCGACTGGAAGATCATATAACCTTTTATTCATTTATTTTATTTTAATAATTTAACTTTGCTCTCTATTAAGTCTTCTTCGACCCATTTACCTACATATTCACCTTCCGCACATTGATACGATATTTTAGCTATTGATAATTCTTCTATTCGTTTAGCTACATTTAATTTAAAATTCTCTAAATCGTTATCTGTTGGAACTGGACCTACTTGTTTACCTAGCGCCCCCTTCTCTTTAAGCGTATATGATGCAACTGGAACTATAGTTTCTGTTCTATATTTAGGTTCCCAAGTCTTTCGTCTCTCACCTTTCTTTTTACCAGACTTGTATTTCGAATCCTCCCAGTTGTCTATTATATAATGAACTTGATGACCGCACCTGCGACACATAAAATACTCTTCACCTGTTCTTGTTTGGAATTCGTGATAACCTTGTTCGTAACCACACCTTAGACATTCTGTTTCTTGACTTACTGTACTCATAACCTTAATTTAAATATTTTTTTAATTCAACCTCTGATGGATACCCTACTACTAATGAGCAATCGCTACATACCCATCTTGTACTCGTCTGGCACCCTTCACCAAGCGTTACTTGTTTGATTGTTCGTTCTATATGATTACATTTTTCTTGTATCATCTTTAACTCACGCTCAATTTTATTTTTCTGATCGAGAAGCTTCTCAATCTTTTTATTAGCTGCCATGGTTCTCTAAGTACTTTTATGTAACTTACCTTTACCATTGTTTTAACTTTACAAGTTCTGCGCACTTCTCATACTCTTCAGTACTAACAAAATACTCTATTAACTCATCTATTAACTGTCGCTTTTTATAATTAGTACCCGGCATATCTTTTAAGAACGTTTTATCAGTAGATATGCATTTATACATTAACTTACACCACCCTGAACGTAACATATCAATTTGTTCAATTAAATCTGCTTGTGTTATATCTCTACCGTTTATATTCATATTAGTTAATTTGCTTAACGCTCTCATTAGTTTGTAGTGTCAGATTAATATTCGTATTATTTAGTTAAAAACATTTTATTTAACGTTTTAGCCAGAGGTAATAAGCTAGTAACATCTATCGATTGAGCTGATTTACCGTACATTCTAGTAAATTCATCATGTGACCCATACTGGTTTTGACCAATAAAATAGCTTAATACTTTAATACCTTTCTTTCTCATACCATCAACTTGCTTTCTAGTATGTTGTACAGCTGATTCACCGTAATATTGATAACCTTTAGGTTCACAGTATGGCATCCCATCACTAAAATTAATAAAGTAACTTTCTCTATCACCTGATGCGGCAACTAGTTCGTTTTTTATAGCTTCGAACGTTAACCCTTCTGGAGTTAGATTAGAAGCACATATATGCTTAAATAAGCTAGTAATTTTTTTAAAGCTATCAACTCTTGAATCGTAAGCGATTAAGATAATCGGCTTATCCCCTGTAGTAGTTCTATAAGATACTTGAATATCTAAGTTATCAATCATAGAAGCTGCTTTTGCAATAGCTACTACAGCTGTTTGACAATTTTCGAATCTCGATCCAGCCATTGATCCAGAAGCATCTATAGTAATATGCACGTTAGCAGGAGTATATTTATCGTTCATAACCTGCTGAAATATTCTCTCTGCACCAAACCCTAGAGTACTAATTAATCTCTTATCTATCTTACCAGAATCTAGTCTAGAAAATTTAGTATTACGCTCTTCGCTTCTTAATTTAAGTTTTTTACCTAATTGTCTACCAAGAGTAACACCTTTACTAACTGCATTACTTAATGTTTCTCCTTTAGATCTCCATACTTGACCATTTAAGAAATTATACCCTGCATTATCAATAACGTTCTGAGTAAGTTTCTTTACAACGATACACTCAGTTTCGTAAACCTTTCCATTATATCTATTAGTAGTCTTACCAACCTTCTTAATCTCTGAACCAGACTCTTCTAAAGCCTTCATTTTCTTCTGCTCAGTCTTATTAAGTTTAGTCTTTTTAATATTATTATTGATAAAATCTTTCTGCTTTTGAATAGCTTTAGCTAACTGCTTCTCTTGACGAGGAGATAACTTAGGTAAGTCTGATCCTCCTGAACCTCCAGCACCATTGCCTTGAGCGGTACCTGTAATAGCTTCCTCTCCTTCAGCTTTAGAACCATCATCTTTTGAATCACCTTCTGGAGTAGTAGCTTCGTCACCGCTAGTAGTATTATTACCCTCATCACCATCTTTTTGACTATCACCATCTTGACCTGAAGTAGTTTCTTGTTCAGTAACAGCAGGAATATTTGCTTCTACTAGTTGAAATATCTTTAGAGCGATGGTAAGTGACTGCTTAGTAGACTTTAATCTATCGATGTTAGCTAAATCAATCGTTTTATAAACATCTAATAATCCAGGTAAAGCGTTAAGATCACGGTTAGCATTAGTAATATTAATAATATGAAACATATAAGAGTCCCAATCTAATTCTCTATGACTTGACGAAGCTAAAGCTTTATCAATAATAGGTGAGCTAAAGTAACGATTATATAGAGCATGATAATAGCCTTTATAACCAGGAGCTGATTTGAATACGAAATTATCTATCCGTCTGTCCTCAACTATATTTAATAAATTTCTAACCTTATCTTTAACATAACTTTTAGCTGACATATGACTCTTCATATCATACTTCTTATTTACTGTAGAGTATATATCACAAGCATCTGCCCAGCTAGCTATCTCTAGCTCTAAATGAGGTAAGATATTAAAATCAGTTAATAGAACGTGAGAACCTTCATGTAGAGCTAATCCAACAGTACTAT